ACTCAACGGTGGTTCAAATTTTGATGTAATCAACATGCCAAATATTACCATACCTCAAGTAGGATCTGGTACTACTGCATTAATACAACCTGTAATTAAAGGTGAATTAAAAGAAGTATTAGTTGATCAACAAAGTTTTGATATTGAAGATGTGCTCTCAGTAACCTTATCAGGTGGTAATGGTACAGGTGCAGTGCTTAAACCAGTAATTCGTAAAAGATTTAGAGAACTAACATTTGATGGTAGAACAACTGCTCTTAGAGGTGGTATTGATATTACACATGATCAATTAATTTTTAGTCAACCTCATAATTTATTGACTGGTGAACCCATAGTATACAATAATAACAATAACTCATCAATAGGTGTAGGTATCTTTAGTGGATCTAATACGGATCAAAACAAGTTTTTATCTAATGGATCTATTTACTATCCTGAAGTAATTGGTATATCATCAATTAGATTATATGAAAATATAAATGATTTTAATGCTGGTATTAACACTGTTGGATTCACAACTATAAACACACAAGGAACTCATAAATTTAAAACTCTTGAAAAGAAAAACTTTTTGCGTTCAGTTGTAATTGAAAATGCTGGTTCAAACTACACAAATAGAAAATTAGTCGTTAAACCTGTTGGTATATCAACCATTGAAAATACAGTTAATTTTGTAAATCATGGATTTGTCGATGGTGAAGTAATTACATATAATTTTGCTGCTGGTGGAACCATTATATCTGGATTAAGTTCAGCAACTCGATACAAAATAATTAAAATTGATGACAATGCATTCAGATTAGCAAATGCAGGAGCAGCTGGTACTGATGTATCTAATTTTGATAGAAATAATTATGTACAATTATCAACTTCTGGTTCTGGTTTACAAGAATTTGCATATCCAAACATTGAGTTAAGTGTAAATGTAATATACTCACCAACTACTTTCACACGAACAGGTGACATAGTAATTACACCTGTGGTTCGTGGATCTATTATTGGTAATTATTTGTATGAGTCAGGAACTAATTATGGATCTGATATTTTAAATTTTGAAAAGAAACCCGGTGTAGATGTCAAAAATGGTAAATCAGCAGAGTTGAAGGTCATAGCATCAGAGGGTAGAATTTCTTTTGTAGATGTTAGATATGGTGGTAAAGAATATTTTTCACCACCAGATCTAGAATTAGTTGGTGTTGGAACTGGTGTCGGTGCTAAACTTAGACCAGTGGTGGTTGATGGTAAAATTACAGATGTAAAAATAATTAATACAGGTATTGGATATAGTGAATCACCAACAGTAAGAGTTATACCTGCAGGATCAGGTCAAATTTTTGATCCCTCTGTAAGATCATTGACAGTTAATAATCTAGAAAGATTTGATGATGAGATATTATTAAGGGAGTCTGAAAGTAATTTGCAATATGCTGTTGTTGGATATAACACTTCACTCTATAGTTCACAGTTTAATGATCCAGACACAATCACTGGACACTCTCCAATAGTTGGATGGGCTTATGATGGAAATCCAATCTATGGGCCATATGGATATAGAGATGCATTTGATTCTAATTCAAATATTCAAATACTAGGTACAGGATATGATTTAAATACAAGCAATGTGGTGAATAGACCATCTTTTGCTAATGGATTTTTTGTTGAAGATTATCAATATAATGATTCTGGAGATTTAGATAAGAGCAATGGAAGATTTTGTAAAACACCAGACTATCCAAATGGTGTTTATGCATATTTTGTTGGTGTAACGACTGGTGCTCAAGGAGATTTAGTACCTAAGTTCCCATATTTCCTTGGAGATACATATAGATCTAAACCAGATGCAGATAATTTCTCAATTGACCAAAATAATTTTGATTTTAATCAAAACGAATTGACAAGAAATACACTCCCTTATGCTGTCGCAGATCCAACCGCTGATAATGATTATATCACTGAATCAAATGAAATTATTGAACAAACATCGATTGTTGAGTCTGTAACTAAAGGTAAAGTTGAAGGATTCCAAATAGTTGAAGAAGGAAGTGGTTATAAAGTAAATGATAATTTATCCTTTGACAATACAAATACTTCTGGAGGGGGTGCTAGTGCCTTTGTATCGAAGATTACTGGTAAAGAGATATCAAGTGTCACAACCACTGTACAGACCTATGATGATGTTGTTTTTGTAAGAGATACTGATACACAAGTTAGTGCGTTTATATCAACATCCCATACATTTTCAGATAATGACAATATTGTTGTTTCAGGATTAACAACAAGTATTTCAGGATTGACAGATTCTCATAAGGTAGGTGTGTCGTCTGAGATAGTTGTTTTATACAAAGCGATGGGTGCGAATGCAACTGCTGGAGTTGTTACAGACATATATGTTTCATCCATTCCTGATAGAGTATCAGCCGGAAGTAGTATAGGTATAGGAACAGAAAAATTACAAGTTCTCAATAGATTTAACGAAAGAAAAATATTAAGAGTAAAACGAGGCATAGTAGGTGGTTCAGGGCATGCCTTATCTGACACCGTTTCTACAGTACCTCATAAGTTTACTATACCATTAGTCACAGATCCATTTGAATCAAAAGTCAATGATAAAGTATTCTTTAATCCAAAGGAACAAGTTGGTTTAGCACTTACTGCAGGAACTGTGGTTGCAATGGGAAAATCATTCACTACAGGTGAAAGATCAAAGGTAATTAGTGTTCCTGCTAAGAGTATATTTTTACCTAATCATCCATTTGTAAATAATCAACAACTTACATTTACAATACCAAGTGGTGCAGGTAATATAGTATGCGGAACAGGAACTACTCAAGCAGTTTCCGCTAATTTTAATTTAACAACAGGTTCAACCGTATTTGCAAAACGAATTTCTAAAGATTTAGTGGGATTGTCAACTGTTAAAAATGGCGAAACAATATTTTTCAAGACTGTTCCTACTGATAACTTTGAATATCTACTACAATCAAACCATACACAAGTTTTAGGAAAAGCAGAGAAAATTACAACTCATGTTGCTGTGTCAACATCACACAATTTAACTGAGTTAGACACCATTGATTTAACTATAAATTCAAATCTGTCAGGTGGAGTAGGAGTAAGCACATCTGTAATTGTCAAATATTCAACAGCACAGGATAAAATTTTAATTAATCCTATGACTATCGCACAGGCAAATATTGGTGCTGATACTATATTCAAGGATGATCATGGATTTGTAAATGGGCAAAAAATATTTTATGATGGAAACACTACTCAGGCTACAGGATTATCAACAGGAACATATTTCATTTATAGAATTAGTGATGATGCTTTCCAGCTAGGTGAGACAAGAAATGACGTAGTTAACGAACCACCAAAAATTGTTGGTATTACTACAAATACAGGGGGAGCAGATCAAGAAATATCTCTTATTAATCCTCCAATTTCAGTCGTTAATAATAATGATTTAGTATTTTATGTTTCGGATTCATCTTTAAGTGGATTTAAATTTAATTTATATTATGATAAGTTATTTAAGAATGAATTTGTATCATCAGGAACAACTAGCACATTTAGTGTAGAGAAAGTTGGCACAGTAGGTGTTGGCACAACTTCTACAGTTACTCTAAAGTATAGTAAGGATAATCCACTTAATATCTATTATGCAATTGAAAAATCTGGATTTATAAGCACAACTGATACTGATGTGCAAAATGGTTCAAGAATTGAATTTGATGATAGTGTTTATTCTGGAACTTACACTGCTTTTGGTGTTGGAACAACATCATTTAATATATCACTTCCCGCAACTCCTGAAAAATTGACATATAACCGAACTGAGATTGATAAGATGTCATATCTTACAAATTCTACCTCAGCTTCAGGTGGTGTTGGTCAAATTAATTTAGCATCTGCAGGATTTGGATATAAAAAAGTTCCCGGTATATCAAGTGTTACTTCTACAAATGGAACTAATGCAAAAATACTTTGTTTATCAGACAGTATTAATCAGATTAATAAAGTTCGTATATTAGATCCGGGTTTTGAATACCATTCTGATAAAACACTAAGACCTGAAGCAAGAATATCGCCAACAGTTACATTAATAAACTCAGATCTTATATCAAATATTGAAGTAACATCTGGTGGTACTGATTATCTTGTAGCACCTGATATTGTTATTGTTGATCCCGAAACTGGTTTATTGACAGATCAGGGTGTTATTGAGGTTGAATTATCATCAAGTTCTATTTCATCTGTTAATATTATAAGTTCACCAAGAGGTTTGAAAGCAGTAGAGAGTAGAGTCAGAACTATCAATAACTCTAATGGTATTTCAGTTCAGACTGTTGTTGGTATGGCTAATACTGCATCAGTCGGTGTTGTCACATGTACTTTAGTTACTCCTATTGGTGGATTTGTAAATGTTCCATTTGCTGTCGGAGATCAGATATTTGTTGAAGGTATTCAATTAGATTCATCATCAGGAAGTGGATATAACTCAACAGATTATGGATATAATTTCTTTAAAGTTACTGATTATCAAAATACAAGTCCAGCAAAATTAGAATTCAATTTAAGTGGAATAGCAACTGCAATTGGTATTGCTAAAACATCGCAACAGAATTATGCAACAATAACAAACTTTAATAACTATCCTCAGTTTAAAACAACTCAAAAATCTGCTCAATTCACTGCTGGTGAAAAATTGGCAATAAGAGAAAGTGGAAACTTTAAGTTAAGTGATCTCAGTGTATTGGAAAATAATCCAGATGAATTCATAAAAGTAAGTGGTAAGAAAGAATTAGTTGTAGGAAATGTGATTAGGGGTGAAATATCTGGTACAGTTGCAACAATAAATTCAATTTCAACTAACAAAGGTATTTTTGATATAGATTACTCACTCAAGCAAGGTCGTGGATGGAGTGATGAGATTGGAAAATTAAGTGAGGATCATCAAGTAATTGCAGATAATGACTATTATCAGAATTTATCATATGCAATTCAAAGTCCTCAGACATTTGAAGAGATAGTAGATCCTGTAAATCGTTTATTACATACAGCTGGACTTAAAAATTTCGCTGATACTGGTATAACTTCGACTGCAAAATCAGGAATAAGTTCTGCTTCAAATCTAATTATCAATAGAGATTTAATAACAAATAGACGAACTGATACTATCAATAACTTTGATTTTGCACTTGATACAGATACCACATTAGGTGGAAGTCAGTCTAAATTTTTAAAATTAAAGAACAAAAAACTATCAAGTTATATTGAGTGTAGAACAAACAGAGTATTGGATATTGATGATATAAGTTCTCAGTTCTCAAATACAAACAGCACACAGGATGGTAAAGTCAGATTACCTATCAATGATGACTATGAAAGTTTCTTAATTCAGACAAAAAATCCAGCAACAACTGAAATACAAGTTGATGAAGTTGTCGTATTTAAAGATTCTACTGATACATTTACATTTGAAAGAAATAATTTAGGAATAGGAACTCAAAAGATTATGGATGTTGAGGGATTCACGGATTCAGCAACAAGTGATACTTTTTTAAATATTACCCCTACAAATCCTTTTGATGATGATTTAGATATTAAAATTTATAGAAGTAAATTTAATAGTCCTACAGCCGGCATTAACACCCTCAGTGTAGGTTTTGTAAATGTAATTGGTGTCGCAAAAACTGCTAATCCAAGTGCGACAATCAATCTTGTAAGTTCACCTATAGGTGTCACATCTGCATTCTATTCAACAATTGAGATAACAGACAATGTAACTAATGAAAAGAACTTAGTTGACATTTATGCGACTCATGACGGAACAAATTCTTATTTTAGTGAATACTACGTAGATAGTGGAACAATCAATAATTTCTCATCAAACTTTATAGGTACATTTACTTCAAACCTTACAGGTGGAGTTTTATCAATCAATTTTGAAAATACAGGGATAAACACTGCAACCCTTAGATCTAAAACTGTTGGATTTGGAACAACTTCAGTTGGTATAGGGACATTTAGATTTAAAAATACTGCTGAGATAGCAGGAAATGAGAGAAGTATCAATCTACAGTCAGACTTTAAGAGAGTTACAAGTACCTCTACAATCGTTGGAGTTGATTCAAATAAGTTTAGTACTATAAAGAGTATTGTAAAGGTTGCATACGGTTCTACAATAGCTATACATGAGGTATTAGCAACACATAATGGGACTGATACATCTATTGTTCATTATCCATTCATATCAATTGGTAGCACAGCTGGTATCGGAACATTCATTGCTAATTTTGCTAATAATAAATTTAATGTCAGATTTAATCCTGATTCTGGTGTAACTGATGCTGAAGTTAGTGCATATAGTGAATTATTCTATACTGATCTTGATTTATTCAATACACCACCTGACGTTGTGATTGGTCGTCTTACTGAATCAGTTGGAATAAGTTTATATAATGCTGTTAATGGTAATCGTTCAAATAAAACAGAATTTGAGTTAAAACATGGTGGAGTTCCTATTTTTGCCAAGACATTCAATCCTGCAGATACTGCAATAGTTAATGCTGTTACTGGTGAGTTCCTTATAAAGGATCATTTCTTTAACACTGGAGAAAAATTAAAATACACACCGAAGAGCACATTTACTGGAGTGAACCCAGTTTCAATGAAAATTGGTAGTACAACAAATTTACCAACAGACGTTTTTGCTATTAGGGTTAACAAAGATAAATTTAAACTTGCAACATCACAAAATAATGCTAATGCAGGTACTGCTGTCACATTTACAGCACTAGGTGAAGGAAATGCCCATCAACTTGAGATGGATAAGAAACTGCAGAAGAGTATAGTGGTTGTTGATGGATTGATTCAGTCACCAATAGCATTTACTCCTGTAAATACAACTTTGGTTAATAATGGTGGTAGTATATCTGCGACAGATACTATCGCAAGTCTTGCTGGTATTTCTTCAATAGCTCAAGGAGATTTACTTGAGATTGGCACTGAGATATTAAAAGTAAATTCAGTTGGTTTTGGAACACTAGCAATTGGCCCAATAACAGGTGGTGGATCATTCAAATTAGTTGGTATTGAAAGAGGAGCACTGGGAACTACAGCAGCATCACACAATGATAATACCGCAGTTAGAAAATTTAAGGGATCATTTAATATTGTTGATAGTTCAATACATTTTACCGATCCACCTAAAGGTTCTAACTTTATCACTAAAGATGCATCAGGTCTTCTATTCCCAAGATCAGATTTCCACGGTAGAGTTTACTTAAGAAAAGATTATTCTAATAATAGAATATTTGATGACATATCAGATGGATTCACTGGTGTAGGTGCAACTCATATAATGAAGGTTGCTGGATCAAATACTACTGGTATCCAAACTGGTGGAAGTATTGTTCTTATGAATGGAATATTCCAAACTCCAACCACAGAAAATAACCAAGGTAATAATTATGACTTTATAGGTGATACTACAGCGGGTATAACAACAATTACATTTACAGGTATTACATCAACTGATGGATCAACTAAAGTAACCAGTGAGTCTGATGTTAACTTAAATCAACTACCAAGAGGTGGAATGGTCGTATCACTTGGATCAACAGGTGGTTTAGGTATTGCACCTGTTGTTGGTGCTGCAGTTACCGTTGTTAAAAATACAAGTCGTGTAATCACTGGTGTTGGTATTGGAACTGCTGATAGACATGGATCAGGATATCGTGGATCTGTGGCAATCGGAGTGACTGATTATGCATATAATCATAGATTTGTTAGATCTGGAATAGGTTCAATTAGAAAGGGATCATTCTCTGGTCAAGCATTTACAGCAACTGATGCAGTTTATACATCACATACTGGATCCCTTGTATTAACAATAGCAAATCATGGATTGACTACTAGCGATACTGTTGGTATTGATACTGGTGGATTGGTATTCACATGCTCAAGAGATCATTATAAATCTGAAAAATCATATCCTCGTGCTGTATCCTTAACAACTGGTTTGCCAGATCCTATCGCAGGTATACAAACCGCTATCACAGCAGTAACAACTAATACGATTACCATTAACGCTGGCCCCGGTGGTGGTGCTGGTACAGGTGCTGTAATCAACGCAGCAGTAGGTGCCGGTGGAACTTTAGCATTTACAGTTGCAAATGGTGGAACTGGATATGTTAATCCTAATGTTTTTGTTCCTGATCCTTCATATGAAGATCTTGAAGTAATCGGTGTTTCTCGTCTTGGTATTGGTGCGACAACCGATACTGGATTCGGTCTTAAAGTTTCAGTAAATGTTGGTGCAAGTGCTACTGTGGGAATTGGTTCAACACTTCATACTGTAGAATCATTTAAAATTACAAGAAATGGTTTTGGATTTAAGAAAGGTGATGTTCTAAGACCTGTTGGACTTGTTACAGCACTTGGATTATCAACAAAAGTAAGTGAATTTGATTTGACTGTAACTGAAATATTTACAGATAATTTTGCATCATGGGATTTTGGTGAATTTGATAATATCGATAATATTAAACAATTACAGGATGGTGATAGAACAAGATTCCCATTACGTTTAAATGGACAACTATTAAGTTTTGAGATTGACAGTCGAGTAGATGAGTCATCATTAATTGACATGAAAGACTTACTGTTGATATTTGTTAATGGTGTATTGCAAGAGCCCGGTCAATCATATACTTTTGATGGAGGTACAACATTTGAATTTGTAACTGCACCTGAAGATAATGATGATGTTGATGTATTCTTTTATAAAGGAACATCAGGGGGATCAAGTCCTGACACAGTTGTAGTAGATGTCCCCGAAACATTGAAAAAGGGTGATGTTATTACTGTTGGTGGACTTCCCGGAGACTTAACAGACACTTCTCAAGACCCAAGAACTGTCATAGGTATTTCAACATCAGATACTTTTGAGACAGAAATATATACCGGATCTGGTATTGGTGTTACATTTAAACCAATTATAAACTGGCAAAAACAAAAAGTAGACAAGATTATTGGAGGAGATGTTGTTTCTAAATCAAGAGACTCTTTAACATCACTTATATTCCCAACTGCTAGGATTATAGGAAATCTTGGTACAGGTAATGATCCTGATATTTTTGTTGATGATGCTCAATTCTTCGAGTATGAAGAGGATCATTCTTCACTCGTTATCAATAGTTTTGGTGCTCGTATTGTTAATGATACTGGTCACATACCTGCTCAATTGACTGCTAGTGTTTCAAATACAGGGCAAATTAGTGGTATAACAGTTGTTAGTGGTGGTAGTGGTTATGTTGGATCAGCGGTCACTTTATCAGTTGCTGCTCCGATTGGTGTAGGTATTGGAACAACTGAAAGGACTAAATTTGCAAAAGCGGGCATTTCAACATTTGCTGTTGCCACTGGTAATATTACAAACGGAGCAATTGCTTCTGTGACTGTAAATAATGTAGGATTTGGTTACACTAATACCAATCCACCTAGAGTTGTCGCTCCTGTTCCAGAACCCATCACTGAAAAAATTACTAATATTAAAGATGTTCAAGGATTTAGTGGAATAATCACCTCTATCTCAGTAACCAGTGGATCTGGTGGTGGAACTGGAAGAGGTTTAAGAGTTGGACTAGCAAGAACAGGATCTGCTAATTTCAATACACTTCAAGTCGGATATCCAATATACCTATTCAATACAACTGTAGGTAATGGTGTGACATCAATTGGTACAAACGCTAATAATACTAATGTTGTAGGTATTGGAACATTATTTGCAGATAATATTTACATCATTCAAGCTCTAAACTACTCAACAAACACGGATGTGTGTGAAATATTGGTAAATATTCATTCAGGTGTAAATACAACTGGATTAAGTACCTCCTATTCGACAACAGGTGACAGAGGTAACTTCTCTTGGGGTAGATTGTTTACAGATACTGGTACTATGGGTAGAGAAAATCCTATTTCTCTCACTGTTACAGGTAACACCGTAGGACTCTCAACCGGTCTAGGAATAGGCACATTCCCTATAATTGAAAGAAGAACTTTTGGTGTTCGTGACACCGGTGCAGTTAAGAGTAAGTTATCATGATGATTTCCCGTATAAATATAGAAAAAAAGTAATAAAATGCCAGCAGTCATTACGGATCAGTTTAGAATATTAAATGCGAGTAACTTTGTAGACACAGTTACTGGTATCGGAGGGTCTGATCCAGTTAATTCATTTTATGTTACATTAGGACTACCAAATTCAGAAGCAGTTGGTTTTGGGAGAACTAGTAATTTTGATGATTCTCCTCCTTCACCTATAGATAATATTAATACGAATAATCATATCGGTGACACAACTTTATTTGGTAAAAGGGTTACGGGTAAGAATGTAAGACGTTTAATAAGAAGGGTTGATTGGACACAGGGAACAAGATATGAAATGTATAGACATGATTATAGTATAAATTCTCCTTCACCAATAACTAAGTCTGCAAGACTATATGATGCAAATTATTATGTAATGAATGAGAACTTTAATGTTTACATCTGTATTGATAACGGATCTTCTGGTATTAATACAACTGGTAATGCATCGCAGGATCAACCTACTTTTACTGACTTGGAACCATCAAAGGCAGGTGAAAGTGGAGATGGTTATATTTGGAAGTTTTTATTTACTGTTTCTCCCAGTGATATCATTAAATTTGATTCAACTGAATTTATTGCAGTTCCGAATGATTGGGAGACCACTACCGATGCAGTAATACAGGCTGTTCGTGAGAATGGTGATTCTGACTTGAATAACAACCAAATCAAAAAAGTTTACATTGAAAAGCAAGGTGGGCCAGGTTATACTGGTGGATTGGGACAAGAGTTTCCGATACTGGGTGATGGTACTGGTGGTAAAGTGGTTGTTGATGTAGTTGGTGGTAAAATAACAAACGTAGTCGTCTCATCTGGTGGAAAGGGTTACACCTACGGGATTGTTGATTTGGGTTCTATAAACAATAATGTTACTAATTTTGCAAAATTAGTTCCAATTATACCTCCATCAAAAGGTCATGGATTTAATGTTTATGAAGAATTAGGAACTGATCGCGTTCTTTGTTATGCAAGATTTGGTGGTGATAATAAAGATTTTCCTGTAGACACGCAGTTTGCACAAGTAACTCTAGTTAAAAATCCTACATCTGTAGGTACGACATCAGTGTATTTTAATGATTCTTATTCATCTATGAAAGCATTAAAATTTCCAAGCACTACAACTGCCATTCCTGTAGTTGGTAACAAAATTGAACAAGTTGTTAGTGAAGGAACTGCTGTTGGATATGTTGCATCTTGGGATAAGGAGACCAAAGTTTTGAAGTACATTCAAGACAGGTCATTATACTTTGATCCCGCAAACGCAGCAGTTGTTGATCAAACAGATTATGATGATGTTGATTCAAAAGGAAAAGTCTTAGAATTTGAGGCAATATCAAATCCTGTAACATCATCTGGATTTAGTGCAGCAGTTGATACTAATTTTAACTCAGGTATTACGACTGTTGGAACTAAAAATGTTGATCTAGGTGTGACCTTTACAAATGGACTTGCAAAGTCTGAAATAAATAAAGGGTCGGGTACAATACTTTATATTGATAATAGGGCGACAATTAAACGAAACTCTAGACAAAAAGAAGACATTAAAATCATCTTGGAATTTTAAAAAATGCCACAAAAAACGAATTTAAATATAAGTCCTTATTACGACGATTTTAAGAAGGATAATAATTTTTACAGAGTCCTGTTCAATCCGGGCAAACCTGTACAAGCTAGAGAGTTAACAACTCTTCAATCTATCTTGCAAGATCAGATAGAGTCTTTTGGTAGTCATATGTTTAAAGAGGGATCAATGGTGATTCCCGGAAATGTTCAGTATGATGCTGAATATTTTTCTATCAAATTAGATTCAATTCATTTAGGTGTAGCAGTTTCAGTATATGTTGAAAACCTGAAGGGTAAGATATTAACAGGGAGAAGTAGTGGCATCAAAGTCCTTGTTGATGATTATTCTTTACCAAATGAGTCAACAGGTATTACAGATTTAACCTTCTTTATTAAATATTTGGATTCTGGAACATCAAATAATGTTTCATTTTTAGAAGATGGTGAAGATTTACTGGTAGATGAGGGGTTTGTATATGGAAATACTCCTATCAACTCTGGAGATTCTGTTGCAACTCTCATTGAGAATGATGCGTCTTATACTGGGTGTGCTGCGTCAATATCTGATGGTGTCTTCTTTATAAGAGGTCATTTCGTTAATGTATCTGCAGATAAAATTGTATTAGATCCTTATACAAATAATCCATCATATAGAGTAGGTCTCTTTATTCAAGAAGAGTTAGTTAATGCTGATGCTGATCCTTCTTTGAATGATAATGCAAGAGGTTTTTCAAACTTTGCAGCTCCGGGTGCTGATAGACTAAAAATATCAACATCATTAACTAAAAAAGGATTAACAGATTTTAATGACAAGAATTTTGTAGAGTTGATTCGTTTAGATGATGGTGAATTAAAAAAATTACAAAATAAAACTCAATATTCATTAATTAGAGATTATTTTGCAAAAAGAACTTTTGAAGAATCAGGTAATTATTCTCTTAAGAACTTTAAACTAGAGGCATTTGAATCATTAAATGATGGAATATCAAATGAGGGTATTTTTACATCTGATGAATTAACAGATCAGGGTGCAACACCATCTGATGATTTATTAGCACTCAAGGTATCACCCGGTAAGGCATACGTAAGAGGTTATGATATTGAAAGACCGGCAACAACAGTATTGGATATTAATAAACCAAGAGATAAGAAAACAATTGAAAATACTTCCGTTCCATTTCGACTTGGAACACTATTTCAAGTTAATCGTGCTGCTGGAACACCAAAGATTGGTTTAGATGGATCTGCAGATATTGGTCTATTTGATGAAAGAAAAGGATCAACAAACAGTGCAACCGCAGGATCAGGGACTAGGATAGGAAATGCAAGAGTATATGCATTTGAAAATCATGACAGGACTGGTGGTGATGCCGACGTAAAGTTTGATCTTTACTTATTTGATATACAAACATATACTTTTTTAACCGTAAACAAAGCATTAACTAGTACAGAGTTACCCGATACTGGATTTGTAGAGGGATTATCAAGTGGTGCGTCCGGATTTGCTGTTAGTGCTGGTGGTAACAGTACAACAGTTAGATTAAGAGAGGTATCAGGTACATTCATAGCTGGTGAGGAATTAAGATTCTGTGGTGATTCTGGGGGAGTAACAAGAACAGTAGCATCGGTATCGGAAAAATCCATAAGAGATATCAAATCTGTTTATCAAGATGCAAGCACATTAGGTCTTCAGACAGATTTTAGTGCAGATATGGTTCTAAAACCCTCACCAGTTAAAGAATTAGGGCCTGGAGATGAGGTTAATATAAGTGGATCTAATGTTTTAACTTGTGCAGGTAAGACATTTAGTTCACTAAAAGTTGGTGATATATTAATATTCAATTTATCAGCAACAACTACTGCACCTAGATTTAATCGTGTAACTTCTATTTCTAGTGATTTAAAATCAGTAACACTGGCAGCAGTTACAAATGTATCAGGAGTTTGTGTCGGAACCGTATTAGCATCCGCAACTCCAACCGGTATTCACCTTGGAATACCAGCAGTACAGAATGAAGAAACTGGTTTATTCGCAGAATTGCAGGAAAAAAATGTATCAGATGTCGATCTAACTGGATCAGAGTTAACAATAAAAACTCAAATTACAGGTAAATCAACTGATTCTGTAGGAACTCTTACATTTAATTTATCAGATCTAGTAGGTATTTCAAGTGCATTGTTTGAAACATTTGATAATGATAGATATTCGGTTCATTTTGATGGTGGTGGTATTGCATCATTATCATCTGATCAATTTACTTTGTCGAATAATGCATCAACAGTAACTTTAAAAGGATTACCCGCAAGTCAATCAAATATAGTCATAAATGCAACTGTTAAAAAAGTTTCCATAAGCACAAAACAAAAAACATTTGATAGAAGTAGTGTAGTAACTGTTAATAAATCAATATCTGGTATATCAACTGTCAATGGACTTACATCAAATAAACATTTTGGTTTACGAGTTGAGGATAGAGTAATCTCATTAAATACACCTGATGTTGTTGATGTTGTAGGTGTGTATGAGTCAGTAACAAATGCTGCTCCAATATTAGATAAATTAGTTTTTGTAAGTGGTTTAGGACTTGATACTGCATCAATTCTAGGTGAGCAGATAGTTGGATCTGTGAGTGGAGCGATTGGTCAAATAACTGACAGAACATCGGCAACAGTTGTTGAGATTGCATATTTAACACCTCAACAATTTATTGTTGGTGAAACAATTACATTTAAAGAATCAAACATAGTAACTAATTTACAAGGTGTAACGGCTGGTTCATATCTTAATATAACATCAAGTTATACTC